ATTAATTTCATTAAGCAGGTTAAATACTGAGGAGTCTTAAAGTGACTTTGTACAAATTAAGTTTTGTAAGAATATGATGGTTTGGCTCATCTAAGTTCTGTATTTAATCCTATTTAACTAGTAGGAGCACTAGCCAATTTGGAAAGCTACGACAACTAAGGTGGCGCAAATGTTTAGTCTAAACGGACTTATAGACAAGGGAACTTTTAAAAGAGTGAACTTTAAAAAATTCGAACACTACAAGAGTATGATGAGTACTGACATCGATACTCCGTTATTTGACGATAGTGTAGCGGATATTCTTAATATACAAGGATTCGACACTTCAAGGTTATTTGCACCTAGAAATATCTACGACCATAAAAAGTTGTATGAAACGTTGAGTCTATTCGGACCTGAAGTTAAACCTTCAATAATTAAGGATGAACACCTAACAGCTGGAATTAAAATGGCTCATAAAGTTTTCGCGAAACCACAAGCTCTATCTCAAGATCTCGAGGTTCTCACAGATGTTAATCTGATAAAGAGTATCAAAATGAACAAGTCGAGTGGTTTACCTCAATTATCTAGTAAAGAGGATTCATTACCATATAGTATAAATAGGATGGATCAAATCTTAAAAGGGGTCAAAGCTCCTAATCCATGTATTGCTTATAAAAGAACACAAGCTAATAATAAAACTAGACTCGTCTGGGGTTATCCTTTAGAGATGACATTGTTAGAAGCACAATTTGCTAGACCATTAATCGATAGATTTTTAGATAGTAGAACGTGTATGGCGTTTGGTCTTAAGAAACCAACTCTAGGTGCACTTTTAGAGATTCAGGTGAGAAAGAAAAAGAATATAATTGCGATAGATTATTCTAAATTTGATACTAGTATTGACAGTAGTCTTATTAGTTATGCTTTCAATATACTAAAAACATGGTTTAGTGACGATGATTTGGATAAATATGGATGGGATAAAATTGTTAAATATTTTATAACAACACCAATAGTTATGCCAGATGGTCATTTGTATACAGGAAAAAGACATGGTGTACCAAGCGGTAGTTACTTTACTCAATTAATAGATAGCATTGTAAATGTAATATTAATAGGAGCTGCAAGTAGTAAATTTTCTCTTGGTTTAGATTGGAGAAATCTTTTCGTCTTAGGTGATGATAGTGTTTTCGGTCTTAACAAAAGCATCAGTCTTCAAGAAGTAGCTGAATTCTTACAGAAACATTTCAATATAACGGTCAACGTGTTGAAATCTTCAGTAAATAAACTGGAATTCTTGGGTGCTACTTGGATCAAAGGTTTACCAACAATTGAGATAGAAGAGTTATTAGCAAAAGCGATCTACCCAGAAAGCTTTAGAAATTATAAAGATGTAGGGAAACTTACAGGTGCAAGAAACGTTTTAGCAAGTCTCGCGGGACAATATGTTTCAGGTCATAGTTTAGCTCCATTAATCGAAGGAAACGATTATGCTACTATGGGATTCTTGAAGGACGTGACAAACATTAACATCAGATTCATGAGTGGATCAGATAAATTCCATTATTCTGAGAAGTATGGTGATTCTTTATCTAATTTCAAT